AGTTATAGGTGTGTTTCCTTGGGTTGGCACACCCTTTAGAAAATCTGGTGAAGCTGTTGATGAAGCTACAAGACAATATTTTAAAAGAACAAATAATTTAATGCCTGTAAACACAATATCACAACTTGGTGGTGACGTAAGAAAAATGGCAGAAGGCAGATATGACAGTATTAGAGCTGCTCAAAACTATTTATATGATGACTTTGAAGAGTTTGCTGCAAAACTGGGTAACAAGCCTGTTATAAGTGTTGCTAATACAAAGAAACAAGCAAAAAGAACTTATGAAAAATTCGGATTAGCCAGTCCACAAGGTGAGTATGGACCATTTAGATTTCCTGGAGATCAATCAAGAATAAAGTTTGGTGAGTTTTACAACAACTTATCTAGATTAAAAGAGAACGTTACAATCGAACAGGCTATTACGCTTCGTCAAATGTTTAATGACTTTATGGTCAACTTTAAAAATGAATTTGGTGGCAATATACCAAGAGATCAAGCTAGTGCTATTGGTAAACTACAAGATATGTTTGAGAAAGATTTCACCAACATGATGAAATTAGATTCTGAGATAGACGATGCAATACTTGGCCAAGTAAAAAAGAAATATGCAACCGCTGTAGAATTTTTTGCAGATACAACTAAAAACTTTGAAGGGGGTATCGTCACTGATTTTAGACAAATGAACAAATCTATGTTTGGACCAGGTGCTGAGCAACGAGGTTACATGTACACAGGTGAAGCATTCAACACAATATTTCAAAGAGCAAAGAAAGATCCAGAGGCTATGGATCATTTACTTACCTTGATACAACCAACAGAAGCAGAATTAAAAGCTTACAAAAAAGCTGGCATGAAAGATGGAATTACAAAAAAAATAAAAGTCTTAACCAAAGAAACAGATCCAAATAATCCCGATAGAGAAATTAGTGTCTTTAGAGAAAAAGACATCGTATCACGAGGACCTGATTCTGCCAGATTGATTATCTCACAAAGATTATTTAATGATGCCATCAAAGACTCAATCGTAGGGCTACCATCAGGATCAAACTTTGTAGACTTTTTATCTGTGCCCGCAGCTAGTTTAGAACAAATACAAAAGAAGGGCATACGTAAAGTATCACCAGATCTTTTAGAATATCAAAATGTAACAATTAATGCAGGGCAATTTGCAAAGTCTATGGGACTAGACTCACCAGATGGTATAGAAGTTTTAAATACATTGTTTAAGGGTACGAACTTAAATGTAAAATCTATAAAAGACTTTCTTACTGCAGCAGATAAAGCAGGTAGCTTTGTTGTACCAGACCCATCTACTTTTGTACAAAGACGTGTAACCTTATCTGGTTTCAGAGGCATTATGCTTGGTAGCGCAGCTACAGGTGCCGGTATGTTAGGAGCTATAAATTTTCCAACAATGTTAATCGTGCCATTATTACTTAGACATGGTTCTGATTTATTGACAGATCCAAAAGCATTAGACGCTATGACTGACGTATTAGAAACAGGCGTATTAACAGCATCAAAGAGAAGTTCTTTACTACAATGGGCTGAGAAGTTTTTACCAGATGATGAAGAAGCCATGAAACTTGACCAACAAGAAGAAATCGACGATGCAATATTTAGTTTACAAACAAATCCTAGTATGCCAATTGAGCAAGAACAATCAGTTCCTGAGGCATTTGAAAAATCAAGAAGAAGATTTAGAGGCATGTCTGACCAAGAGCAACAAATTAATAAAAGATTGATGGAGGTACAAGATAGTCAGCTTGGAGCTTCACTACAACCAAGGTTTAATGATCAACAATTAAATTTAGCTAGTAACGTAAGAATGAATCCAAGATCAAGACAAGCATTAGCGTTTGGAACACTCGATGACGCATTAGCAGAGAGAGGTGGTATCGGTGCAATCTAAACCCAAAACAGTAATGGACGAAATAGTTCCTATCGGTCAATTGAAGCCGCCAAGGTCTATGAAACAACCACAGTATTTTAATATTGGAGGACCTGTTGACAATCCTACACAACGCTTAGCTGACGGACCACCGACCACGGAACAACCAATGATGGCCTCAGACAATCAGGGGCTTCGGGATAGATTTGATAAATTAGACAGAGAGGAAAAAGATCAACTATTTGATTTTATGTATGAGTTCAATAGGAGACAGTTTCCAGAATCAGATAAGATGAAGGATGATTTTCTATTTGACAGATTTGAAGAATTATATGAGTCACAGTTTCCAGAGAAACTACAAGCTCAATATAAAAAGAACATGAATGGTGGGATTATGGCACAAAATACACAAACAGGAATAAATGGTATTCCAGATAAGTTTGATATATAAGATATTATGATTGAAATTACACATACACTTCGTGAACAGGTACGTCACCATGAAGGAATCCGCACCCAAATGTACTTGGACACATTAGGAAAGGCCACCATCGGTATAGGCCACCTTGTACTTCCGCATGAAAGAGAAAGATATGCAGAAGGCGTAGAGATTACTATAGAAGAGGTAGAAGAACTCTTCGATATAGACTTAAATAGAGCAGCAGCGGGAGCTGATGAGCTTATTGCTGAGAAGATTGGACACGATCTACCTCAGGTTATAGGTGAAGTCTTGGTCAACATGTGCTTCCAGCTCGGAAAAAATGGTGTCTCTAAGTTCAAAAACATGTTTAGATGCATGAAAGAGGGCAAATGGGAGGAAGCTGCGTTCCAAATGAAGGATAGCAGATGGCATAAACAAACCACGAACAGATGTGAAGAACTTGCATCTATCGTTGCAAATTATGTAGAAACGGAGTAGGATTAATTATGAGCGGATTTTTAACAAGAAGATTGCAGTTAGCTGGTGCCAAGGGATTAGGTAAAGGTATACGTGGTGCTTTAGGTAAAGTAAAAAAGGGTATTGCTACAGCAAAAGCTAAAAAAGCTGCTAGTAAACGAGTACCCGCCGATTTAAAAGAGTTTCTTTCTAAACGACCCGTGACTGCTAATGCATCAAAACTTAAGCCTAAAAGCAAAGTAAGAAAAGCCTTAGAGGTTTTTCCTTTCGTTGGTGCTAAAACACCTAAAAAAGTTCCGCTTAAAAATACCAAACCTACCACCATAAGAGGTGTCAATATAAAAACCAAAGCCGGTAGAGAATTTGGTGATAAAGTTAAAAATCAACCAAAACGTATAGCTGGACAAGACCCGGTGGGCATGAGACCAAGAAAAATGAACAAAGGCGGAGGTCTAAAAGACATACCTGAAGATAACAAGGGTTTACCGAAACTTCCTACAGAAGTTAGAAACAAAATGGGTTTTAAAAAAGACGGTGGTTTAGTAAGCGCAACTGCAAAACTTAAAGCACAAGGTCTTAAAGATGGCGGTGCCGTAAGAGGTAAAGCTAGAGGCATGGGCGCAGCAACCAAGGGCGGCGGCTATAACGTATAATGGCCGGTCTTGGCATTGCACTAAGAGGCTTTGGTAAAGCCCTAAGAAGAACTTTTGGCAATCCAAAAAAAACACCACAATTTAAAGACGAAGAAACTGGTAAAATGCTAAGAAAATTACCAGAAGGAAACTATAAAGGTCCTGGTGGTAAAAAATTTAAAGTAGATAAAAAAGGCAAAACTAAGAAATCCAAGCCTTAAGCTCATCACCCATGACTTGACTGGCTATGTCAACCTTGTTTTTAAGAGCAAGTAAAATCTTTTCATCTACCGTACCCTTACAAACAAAGTCAACATACGTTACTTTATTCTTCTGTCCTATTCTGTGAGCACGATCCTCGCTTTGTAATCTTATCTCAAGATCATAATTGTTTGAAAAGTACACAACAGTATGAGAGGCAGTAAGAGTAATTCCATATCCACCAGTCTTAGGGTTCGCCACAAGATACGTAAGATCATGTCCTTTGTCCTGAAAATTTTTGACAAGATCCATGCGTACTTTATTTTCTGTATCACCATAAAAAGCTGCAGTCGAAGTATCACCGTATTTCTCCTTTAGTTTTGTTGTTATCGTTTGAATATTGTGTCGATAGTTTGCCCAGATAATTACTTTACCACTGACCTCTTCCAACACATTGAATAGCTCATCATATCTTTTTGTAGGCAGGTCGTGGGTCTCACCTTGATCATTAATGGTAAACCCACAACACACCTGATGCAACTTTACAATCTGCGAGAGCCGGTTCACAGATGTCGTTGTTTCGTCATTGAAAATAAACATTGCGTTTCTTCTCAATGATTCATAAGCTACGAGTTGTTTCTCACTCATAGGTATGAACCTCTTCTGATAAATCTTAGGAGGTAGATCTACACACTCTTCTTTTTTTACTCTGAATGCGTGTGTATATATCTTCTTCTCTAATTCATCTAATCTTTGATAACCTGTAATTAAGGGAAAATTACGACCACCTGACGTAGGCCTGCTTACTATCTTAGCATATCGTGCCCTAAAAGAATAATAATTTTTACCGAGTATGTTTTTATCTAGGAATGCGTATTGTGAAAATATATCAAGTGGACTTTTGGTGACAGGTGTTCCTGTTAGTATTCTTTTGTAGCCAATGTTTTCTGACAACTTGAGTAATGTCTTTGTACGTTTAGCATTGTGTGTTTTGATTGTTGTACTTTCATCTACGATCATCATGGTCTTTTCACCAGATCTACGGCCCATCATGTGAGCCAAATACTTAGTGCCTTTGGGTGTTGACAAAGCTTCTATGTTCATCAAAAAAATATGTAGCTTATATTTTAAAGCATTAAGAAAAAATATATCTGTACCTAAATGTTCTTTTGTGTATGGATCTTTTAATGACGGATCCCAAGTGTTTACTTTGTAATCATACTCACTAGATATAAATGTATTAATCTCTTTCATCCAGTTACGGTAGACGGACTTCGGAGCAAGGACCACGGCATAGTCAACCATGTCTCGTTGATTCAACAAAAACAAGTCAACTAATGCAGTCAATGTTTTACCTGTCCCCATCTCCATCAAGTATGCAAACTTGTCCATATCGGTATTATGACAAGCAATTACCGCATCCATTTGATGTTTGAAGGGGTCCTTCAAAAAAATGTTAGCCATATAAAAATAATATATTGCATTTTGTTAGGATTTCAAGTATAAGATTAGGTATAGAACGAATCAAACAATCAGCTGTTGTTTGAGGCTTGTGGCGGAACAACTTTTATAACAGAGGGGTAACGCACAGGGACTGAGGAAGATGGGCAAATGCCTGGTAGCGTCAGTTGTTGGTTCGAGTAGGGTAGGAGAAATGTCTATCTGTGTCCCGAAAGTTGGAGGTGAGAAACTAGTCCTCCCTAGCCGTTCTAACAAAGGGGGTAATATGGCTAACATCATTGACTTCGACGATCTTAAAAAAGACTCGGGCGATTTAAAAAATTTACAAGATTCAGAGCTACAAAAACTTAGTAGCAATATTCAAAAACAATTAGATTACGACATACAAATAGAGGAGTTGGAAGAGACTCTAAAAGAATTAAAAAGAGAACGAGCAATCTTATCTGAAGATACAATACCACAACAAATGCAAGAGCTGGGTATCAGCGATACAACAATGGCTGATGGTAGTAGAGTCACAATTAAAGAAGGTTTTCATTGCAGAATACCAAAAGATAAAATTGAAGAAGCACATACATATTTAAGAGAGAATGAACTTGGTGACATTATTAAAAACCAAGTAACAACAAGTTTCGGAACGGGTGAAGATAATATGGCAGGAGATCTTGCAGGACACATACAAGATCAATACGGCATCACCCCAGACGTGAAAGAATCAGTGCACCCCTCAACACTGAAGGCGACATTAAAAAAACGCCACGAAGAGGGACTATCGGACCCTGACGATCTTTTCGGGATCTTCATACGTCCAGAAACCAAAATAACAAAAGGAAAAAAACAATGAATCAACCAAACAAAAAACAAGTAGCGACCAAGAGCACTACTGCTGTGGCTGCAGCATCTATCGACCTATCAATGGTAGCACAAGATGCAGGTCAAGGTCTATCAGAGGTAAACATGGACACAATCCAAATACCTTTTCTTAAAATTCTTAGTTCAATGTCCCCGCAGACTAAGAAAGCTAAAAAAGAATATATAGACGGAGCAGAAGAGGGCATGATTTTCAACACTGTCACAGATGAACTATTTGATGGTGCTGGAGGTATCACGGTCGTACCATGTTACTTTGAACCCGTAGCACTAGAATGGACAGATAGAGGCACAGGTTCTTCTGCCCCTATTGTGCACCCTGTGGATACCCCGCTTTGGGATAAAACCAAAAAAGATGAGCTGGGTAAAGCTAGGCTTTCAGAGGCGGGCACTTATCTAGAGCGAACTCACAATCACTATTGCCTCCTTATTGACAAGCAAGGATTTACTAGCCAAGTCCTTATTAGTATGAAAGTGAGTGGACTATCCAAATCCAGAAAATGGAATAGTCTTGTTATGGCTGCAAAGGTTAAGAATGGTGAGCAAGTCATCAACCCTCCTAGTTGGTATTACACTTATTCCCTCACCACAAAACCACAAAGCAATGACAGAGGTGACTGGTATGGCTGGGATATTAAAAGGAGCGATCCTGTTTCAGCAAATGTCTATGCCGAAGGCAAAGCATTTCATGCGTCAGTGAAAAAAGGTGGCGTTGAGGTTAACTATGAGCAAGAGAGTACAGGCTCAGAAAAAACTGATAACGAAAATCCTTTTTAATTATTGAGGGGGCTTCGGCCCCCTTTTACATATGGAAGCGTATCAAAAATTAAAGAAGATCTTCAATGGTCTGGAGAGAGCACATGGTGTGTTCTACAAAGGAGAAAAGAAGGACAATGGTAAAGTTAGTGGCAAAGCTTACATCATTAGAGAAGCGGTATCAGATAAGCATTGGATTGATCATGTGGACGGCAAAGACCCTAGTCTGGGCATTGTTCCCATACGTGATGATGCTACTTGTTCTTGGTCTTGTATTGATGTAGATGATTACACAATTGATGTACGCAAGACTATTGCACTCTATACAAAATTAAACTTACCAATCATACCTTGCCGATCAAAGTCGGGAGGTTTTCATTTATTTATTTTCTACAGTGAGCCTGTTGAAGCAAAGCTCGCAATCAAAAAATTAATTGAAGTAGCATCTGTACTTGGATTTGCAGACTGTGAAATATTTCCAAAGCAAGAATTCTTAGATGTTGAACGTGGAGACACAGGCAACTTCTTAAATCTACCATATTTTAATGGTGACATGTCCGGCAGATATGCCATGAACGAAAAAGCAGAGGCATTATCGATGGATGCCTTCTTTGAACTTGTAAACCAGAAGGCTATCACACAGGAGCAGTTGCAGAACCTATCTGTAAAGCCCTTAAAACAGAAAAAGACCACCTTTGATGGCCCTCCATGCATCGAAATACTCCAAAATATGGGTATTTTTGAAGGATCGAGGGATGATGTGGTATTTCACTACTGTGTCTATGCCAAGAAGAAGTATGGACCAGGTGAGTGGCAGAACAAGGTCATGGAGTTTAATACAAAATACTGTCAACCACCGATGAGTTACGATCAAGTCAAACAGAAAATCGATCAACATGAGAAAAAGGACTACGGTTACAAGTGCAAAGACGTACCGATGCGTTCACACTGTGACAACTCTAAGTGTCGTGTAAGAAAGTTTGGTATAGGTAGAGACGATATTGAAATGAACATCGCTAATCTTACTAAGCTAGAGTCTGATGAATCTGTATGGCACCTCGATGTTGACGGACTACGGATCACGGTTACAACTGATGAGCTGATGGATCAAAGAATGTTTAGAAAAAAAGTTTTAGAGACGCATACAAGTTTACCAATTGAGATGTCAAAGAAAGATTATGAGGCACGAATCAGAGAACTGCTGGAACAATGCGAAATAATAAAGATGCCTAAAGAAGTTACCAAAGAGGGTAGATTCTATTCACATCTTGAGGACTTCCTATATAATCAAGCGATAGCAGATGACATTGAGGATGTATTAAATCATTGTGTATGGAAAAGCGAGGGTAAGATGTATTTTCAATTGTCAAGTCTTGAGAGATACTTGCGTAAGATACAGTTCAAAGATTTCTCTACTACACAAATGGGTTCTATGATTAGAGATAAAGGCGGTGACTCAAAGCTTCATCGTGTTAACAAGAACACCACAAAAAATTTATTCTTTATTCCTGACCCACGACCACAAGAAGAGAACAAGCTTAACATTCCAAAGGTAAAAGAAGATGTCCCCTTCTAAAACAAAAAAGATCTACGGACCACCGGGCACAGGTAAAACAACTTTCTTACTCAACATAGTAGAACAAGAGCTAGAGAGTAATCTGACACCAGAGGACATAGCCTTTGTGGCATACACAAAGAAAGCGGCAAGCGAAGCAATAAGCAGAGCAGCATACAAGTTTAAATTAGACCAAAAAGATTTTAAGTATTTTAGAACAATACATAGCCTAGCGTTTCAATGTCTAGGTTTATCTACAAACGACGTAATGAAGTCAAAGCATTACCATGAGATATCAGAGGCATTGAAAGTAGACTTGGCCCCTAAAGATACACATGACGAGGACGGTAATTTTATACAGCAAGATCCTTATCTCAAGATCATAGACTTATCTCGTATCACAGGTGTAGGTTTACACGATACATTTTCTAAGTTTGGACACATTGTAGGGGGTTGGCGTAAGCTAGAACAAATTGCAGAGTATCTCAAAGAGTTTAAAAAAAATAGAAAATTATATGACTTTACTGACATGCTGTTAGAGTTTAACCTGAGACCAGACATATGGCCAGAGATAGAGGTATTAATAGTTGACGAGGCGCAAGACCTATCGCTCGTTCAGTGGAATGTTATCAAGAACCTCACGTCTAAATGTAAGAGGGCATATATAGCAGGTGACGACGATCAGGCTATTTTTAAATGGGCTGGTGCTGACGTTAATACATTTCAGTCTTATCCTGGCGATTCAATTATTCTCAACAAATCATTTCGAATACCACAGTCACATCACTTCGTGGCATCCAAGATCGTTCGTAATATCAAAGACAGAGTGGAGAAAGAGTGGGAAGCAAAAGATGAGGAAGGCAAGGTTGTTACAGTCTACTCACATGAAGCGATACCCTACAAAGACAAAAACTGGCTCGTCCTTGCAAGGACTAAATACATACTTAATCGGGTTGAGAAGTTCTTCTTGGAACAGGGTTACTACTACGCACGATTTGGGCAAAGCAGCATAGCTGACAAGCTCAAACATGCCATTGCATCTTGGAATAAAATAGCTGACGGAGAGAGTGTAAGCCTTGATGGTGTACGCAGTATGTATGAGTACATGAGCTCAGGGCTAGGCGTAGCTAGAAACTTTAAAAACTTAAAAAATTTAGATGACAAAGAGAAGTTTGACTACGAGAAACTCATGTTTAGTCAAGGGTTATTGGTGCAGAAAACCGCTACTTGGTTTCAAGCACTAGATAAGATACCCTATGGTAAAGTAATGTATATTCGCCAATTAATGAAGAGGGGCATCAACATATGGCAAAGCCCCCAAATAGAATTATCCACGATCCACGGAGCAAAAGGGGGAGAGGCTGACAACGTAGTGCTGTTGCTAGACTTGTCACGTAAATCAGAAGAAGCACTAATCAACAACCCTGATGATGAGCATAGAGTTTTTTATGTAGGTGCAACACGTGCCAAGAAAGAGCTGTGGCTTGTCCGATCAGAATCAGACAGAGAATACTTGGAGGTAATTAGATGAGAGTAGTATTTCAAGACGGTATAATTTATGCGTCTTACACAGATAAAGAGGTAGAGAACATTGCTGAGCATAAACATGCGTTGATAGAGATGACACCTCAGGAGCTTAGAATCCTGCATGACGATGTAACAAACGTTGTCACAGATTATTGGAGACAAGTACACATTGAAGAGGAGCTATCGTACCTT